GTGCGTGATCTGCCGGCTCTCGAAGCCGGTGACGTGGGTGATATCGACGCGCCCGGTCGGACCCATGACCACGAGCTGGCAGTCGCGGCCGACGGAGAATGTGGTGGTGGCCATGTTCGCTCCTTAAGCCGGCTGTCCGGTGGGCAGGGTCTGACGGCTGACCTGCACAGTCTGGCCGCCCTCCATGTTGACGATGAATTTCTCGTTGATCGCCTGGTAGCGCACCTGCGCGTCCGACTGGACGTAGCCGAGATTGGTGCGGCTGTTCGGGTTGTTGCTGGTGTCGCAGATCACGTTGAATGGCAGCGTGCCGTCGGTGCTGCCGAGCAGGCCCTGACTCATCATGTTTTGCAGGAAGCTGAGCTGAGTTGCGCGCACGCGGCGGAACAGATCGGCGTTGATGACCTGGCCGACATACTGGCCCATGCCGGCGGCGAGCGTCGCGGCGATGTAGTTGGTCAGCCGTGTATAGTTGTCGCCGCTGGTCGCCGCATTCGACGAGGAGTTGTGACCACCGCGCACGCCCCAGAAGCTGCCGGCGGGCTGCGGGTTGGCGATCAGGTCGATGCCGGCGCCGAGCAGTGCGGCGAGCTCGGCGGAGGAATACGATGCGCTCTGGCCGGAGCCGGGAGAGCCCGATTTCTGGCTGCCGATAACACCGTAGAGCGGCTTGTTGAGGCTGGACTGCTCGGGCGAAAGATTGGCGAGGCGTCCGGCGACGAAGCCTTGCGGCGAGACCAGGCGCACCGAGCCGTTCGCCTGGTCGGACCACCACAGCCAGTCGCCGAACATCAGCTTCGCCGCGTAGCTGTCGAGGCCAACCGCGCGTTTCATGGCGACCGCCGCGTTGATCGTATCGCCCGCCGGACCGGCGATGATCATGTAGACGCCCTCGGAGAGACCGAAGCCCGCCTGCGTGGTCCATTGCGAGGGGTCGTCGCTGTCGGCCAACAGGCCGATGCTGCAACCCTGGCCGCGTAGCGCGTACATGCCAGTGCGCGGCGCGGTATCGGAGCCGACCAGGGTGGCCGCGTTGACGCCGCTCGCACCGTCGGAGCCGGGCGTGCCGGCGCCGAGTGTGGTGGTGAACGCAGCGACCGCATTGGTGGCGCCATTGGCATTGGCGACGACGAGCTGCGAGGGACCACGCTGCGGGCCGATGCCGGTGTTCACCGCCGCGGCGAGGGCCGCCCAGAACGCCGCCCCGGTTCCGGTGACGTTGTCGAACACTTCCGGCGCGAGACCGGGCAGCGAGATGGTGAGCCGCCAGCTGTTGGCGGCGCTGCCCGGCGTGAGCGCCAGCGCGATCTGGCTGCCGAGCGCGCCGGTGTAGAGGGCCGTGAAGGTAAAGGTGCTGGCGGTGAGCTGCACTTGCGCCGCCGTGTCGGTGCCGTCGGTGACACGCACGCAGCGGAACGCCTGGGCGCCCTGCTGCACAGCGGTCGCGACCTGCGTGCCCATGTCGAACCGACGCGGCATGACCGACCCGAAGATGCGCGCGTAGTCCGCCATCGTGCCGACCACGACCGGCTGGCCGACCGGCCCCCAGGCGGCGGTGCCGACCATCCCGATCACATTGGTCGGCACGCCGTTGAGCACGAGGTTCTGCGGCGGCACGATCTGCACGTAGAGATCCGGCACCACCAGCGCCGTCGTGTTGATGCTGCCCTGCTGAACGATCGGCATGGCTCAGCCCTCCTTCGTTGCGGACGTAACGACACGCACGACGGAGGCCGCGTGCTCGCCCTTGAGGATTTCGGCGATCCGCGCCGGGTCGGCGACGACGTCGCCGCGAGTGAGGCCGCCGAACGGCCTCACCACGACAAGATGCATGTCCATGAAAGCTCCCAGAAATTCAGCCCGTGGGGGTTCAGCCGATGATGTCGGTGGTGTTCACCGTGCCGGTGCCGAACAGCATGAGCGGCTGCACGGCGAGGATGGTCGTGGCGTATTCGACGTCGTAGAGCAGGTCGCGCCGATACAGCGCGGCGTCCTGCGACTGGTCGAGCGTGGCGCCGCCGACGTAGATCAGCCGGCCCTGCGTGCCATCGGGCAAGGCAATGAAGCGCAGCGATGCGAGGGCGGTGTCGATCGCGGCGGCAACCGTGTCGCGGACCGTGGGATCGCTGCACCAGCTGATGACGCTGAACCGTTGGCTCTGCCGGCGGATTTGCTTCAGCGAGGCAGCGTCCGCGACCACCCGGCCGATCACACCGTAAGCGCCGGGAAACGTGAGCGTGGTACCGGCGAGCTGCACCAGAAAATCGGCGCGCGCCTGGGCAGCGAGATTGGCGGCGACCACCGCCGGCGTATCGTTGGCCTGCGTGCGGTAGACATAGCTGTAGCCCATCGCGGCGATGCCGGCCAGCTGGTCGGGGTCCGCCGTGCCGCCGAACGTCACGGCGTTGCCGGCCACCGCGACGGTGAGCGTGGCGGGCAAGGGCGCGGCGAGCCAGTCGTCGCCATAGCGCGTCGTGTTGCGTGTCGCGCCGTCCAGCGGGAACACGGTGACATTGACCCGTCCGGCGCCGAGATCGGCGTCGAGCGCCAGCGGGTTGGGCCAGCCGCGGTAGACCCGACAAGGCTGACCGCAAACGCTGTCCGCGTCGACGCCCTGCGGATAGAGCGCGGCCGAGGCGAGTGCGACGAGCGCTGCCTCCACATCGGATTGATCGGCCATCAGGTGCTTGCCTGCTTGACGATGAGTCGCCACCCGAGATCGGTGATCTCGGCGGATATGATGACGCCGGTGCGGCCGAGATCGTCGGTCATCAGATCGGCCGGACGCAGCACGACACCATCAACCGCCGGGAGCAGCACGGTCCACGTCCCGGCGAGGGCGTCGCTAGGCAGGTTGGCACTCGGCCTGCTGCCGGCCGACGCGGTGAGCACGCTCCCCGGCCAGCCATTGAACAGGGGCGTTGCGGTGCTCAATGCGATCCCGCCATAAGCGTTGACACCGACGCCGTCGGGTGCTGCCGGACGGACGAATGAAATGGTCCGGTTGGTCTGCACGCAGAGCACGGGAAGCAGCGGCTGCTGCGCGGCGACGAACCAGGTGCCGCTGTGCTGCACGAGATAATCGCCCGGGCGGGTATAGGCAGCGTCGAACACGCCGAACCACAGCGCGTCGCCGTAGCCGTTGGGACGGGCGAACTTGCCATCGGGTCCGGTGAACGCGGCGGGCAGACGCAGGAAGCGATTGGCGCGAGCGAGCGGATCGGAGAGGCCGCGCGGACGGTAGGCGTCCGTGCTCGCGCCGATCCGCCGCGCAGCGGTGCCGAGGCCGCGGCTGATCCGGTCTTGCAGACTGGCGGCGTCCATCAGACCACCAGCGTCAGGCCGGCATCGCCGAGCGCGGGGCCGGGCGGCAGGCCAAAGAAACCGCACAGCCGGCGGCGCATGTCGTCGAACAGCCGCTGACGGTCGCGCGGCTCATTCGGATTGCGCTCCCAGTTGGCGGCGGCGTTGGTGTCGAGATGCCCCGAGGCTTCCGAGATCGCGGCCTCCAGCGCCGACAGCGTGCCGAGCTGGCGGCGCACGACGACAAGCTCGGCGTCGGAGAGATTGTTCATGCGGTACTCGAGCGTTCCGTAGACCTGGTAGAAGCGCCAGGACTGGAACCCCGCCGCGCCCGCGCCATAGGCTGGATAGCCGCAGAAGCGACGGATGTCGGTCTTCTCCGCATCGGTGAAAGCCATGCCGAACCTCTTGTGGCGACGGTTGCGGGCGAAACCGCCGGGGCCGACGTGGCCCCGGCGCTATCCCTCGCTAGCCGATGTGCTCCAGCATCACCGCGCGCTTGTAAGCGGCGTTGCTGGAGGTCGAGACGGTGGTCGGGTTGGTCGTCGTGTCCGTCGGGGCGCAGAAGCCGCCGATCCAATACCAGGACTGGGCGATGATCTGCTGCAAGCGGTCGATCGGCTCGCGCGTGACCATCGCGATGCCGTCGACGACCGTGACGATGCTATCTTTCGGTGCCACGTCGTCGGCCGCCATGCCGGCGAAGTCGCCCTCGATCAGCGCGCCCTGGCCGCAGACGATCGGGCGCCGGACCAGCAAGCTTGACACCGTGGGATGGGTTTGGACGTAGGCTTTCGTGGTCGTAACGAAGCGCAGGCCGAGGAAGTCGTTGACCATGCCCTGACGGAACACCTCGTTGGCCGAGGTGGCGCCCTGGAACAGCTGGCGGAAATCGTTGTCGGCGAAGAGCTGGCGCGCGGAGATGGGATCGAGGTAGCAATTGTACGCACCGCCGATCTCGGGCACCGCGTTGGCGCGGAGCTTAGCCACAGCGTCGAGCAGGCAGGAGATCGTCAGCGTATCGCCGGCGACAAGCTGGCTGGTGCTGGCGCGCTGCGACGGGCGGACGATGGCGGAGGCGCTGGCCGCGACCACCGCGTTGCCTACCGTGCCGTCCGCGACCGAGACGCTGGACGAAAAGGTCAGCACGCCCGACATGCCGCCGACGACCTTCGAGACGTTGGTCGCGTCCACGGCGACGCCGACCAGCGTGTAAGGGTTGCTGCCCACGGTGACGGTGAGCGTCGTGCCGGAGCCGACCGGGGTTTGCACGCCGTTGACGAAGGCTGTCTGAAAGCCGCGCACGTCGTCGACCGCGAGGTTCGGGCCCGCCGCGCCGAGGGTCGTAAGGACGCGCGTGTTGCCGCCGAAATAGGCGTTGAACAGCGCATTGCGGGCCAGCTCGTCGAGGCTGCGTGCCGCCTGCTCGCCGTTGACGTAGGCGTTCTGCAGGAACTGCGACGCGATGCCGACGCGGCTGGTGACCATGTTGAGGTCGGTGGTCGCGGCATAGTGGTTGATGGTCAAGGTGTACTGCTCGACACCCCAGTTGCCGGGGGTCAGGCCGTTGTCGAGATTGGTGTTGGTCGCCGGCGGTACCGGCGTGGTGACGGACGGCTTGAGGCCGGCGCGGGTCTTGGTGAGCGTCTCACCGATGCCGACGGCGATGTCCTCGCGATCCGCGCAGGCGCGGTAGCCGAGGCGGGAGGTGAGCGCCTGCTGGAACTCGCGGTCCAGGAAGCCCTGCTGGATGATCGGCTGCAGGGCGGTGGGGAAATTCTGGATACCCATACGGTGTGATTCCCGTGGTTAGAAGCGGCGTTTCAGGAGGTCCGCGCGCGCCGCGCGGTATTCGGTGTCGGTCATCTCCATCGCGCGCTTCTGGCGCGGTGGCTGGGCGGGCGGCGGCGTGGCGGGACTCGAGGAGGAGGCGCCGCCGAACAACCACGGCTTGTCGCGCTTGAGCTGCGCGATCAGGCCGCCGGCACCCTCGACATCGCCGCTGGCGCTCAGTTTGGCGGCGGAAAGGTCCACCAGCTTGAGGCCGTCGAGATCGACGATCCCGGCGCGCATCGCCTCGGCTTTCAACTCAGCGCGGATCAGTCGGGCCTCGGCCTCCTTCTGGACCTGCCCGAGCTGCCATTCGAGTGCGTCGGCGCGCGCGCGGAGTTCGGCGAGCCTGTCGTCCTGAGGAGATT